CATCAGCCGCTGCCGCTGAGTTAACCGCATTAGGCGACAGAGGCACAGGAGTTACTGCTAGTTATGTCTCTACAGTCGTAGTGGGCGGTACAACCTTCTCACAGCCAGCACTTACTGGCGAGATCAATAGCGATGAGGGCTACTTTGCTATTATCTTTGCAGGGGCGGCAGATATTACCGTTACCACTTTAACATCAGCTTCCACTTATGTTTATATAGATAAAACAGGTGCTTTACAGCAACAAGTTACTGAACCAACTCGACAAGACTGGTCTAGGAAAATGTTTACAATGCGTATTGCAGTAGACCTTTCCACTAATCTAATTATTGGTTTTGAGTATCTAAATAACCCTATTGGTCATTACGCAAACAGCATGAGAGACATATATTCGTTTCTTTTAGCGAATGGTGTACCCTTTAAGAAAAACCAAACAATTACCGGCAGGGCTGGCGACTTAGGTTTTGACGTTGGCGCTGGCACTTTAATGGAGTTTGGTGGTACTGGAGATATTAACAATGCCAACATTCTTTCTTTTGATGCAATAGCCAACGCTGAGTTTTTCTTAGCTACACGCACAGCATTTGACGCAGGTGGTAATGTTAACTTACCTAAGTTTTGGGACAACGCTGGCACTCTTACCGCACTAGGTTCTACTACTGTTGTTGGACATAGGTTATATCGCTTTAGCAACGGCAATTTTGTTATGCAATATGGGCAGGGAAACTATGCCAATATAACCTTAGCAAAATCTGGTGCAGTGTTAGAGAATTTTGTATTAAACCCTGTTCTAGAGAATGCTACGTTCTTTGGTTGGTGGTTTATTCAGAGCACAGCAACCAACACAGGCGGCACAACCCTAACAGACTTTAACGAATACACAATTGGTATTCAAGGCGGTAGTTCTGGTAGTCTATCTGGAGCGCTGCTTAAAGGTAACAACCTTTCTGACTTACTAGATGTTTCAGAAGCCCGTACTAACTTAGGGTTGGGTACAGCAGCTACAACAGATGTTACAGACTACGCTACAGCAGCCGACCTTCTTGTGGCTGTACCGGCTCAGACAGGTAACATTGGTGAGTTTCTAACAACTAATGGTACTGTCACTTCATGGGCGGCGGTGGATGCTCTACCTGACCAAACTGGAAATAGCGGTGAGTATCTGACAACTGACGGCACTGTAGCTTCATGGGCAGTGCTAGACTTGACAACTAAGGCAGATGTAGGTGGAGCAAACGCTACCGGCACTTGGCCTATTGCAGTGACTAACGGACTTATTAACACATCGACCATTGACGGAGGAACTTATTAATGGCAAATACAATTATTCTCAAAAACAGTTCAACAGCCTCTGCTGTCCCCGCAACTGGTGACCTAACTGCTGGTGAGTTGGCTGTCAACACTACCGACCGTAAGTTATTCACAAAGACCGTAGGGGGTGTTGTAGTTCAAGTGGGTGGTGGTGCAACTGGTACAGGTGCTGACGATGTATTTTACGAGAACACACCAACCGTGACTGCTGACTATACCCTCACCACTGGTAAGAATGCAATGACAACAGGGCCACTGACAATTAACACTGGTGTCACTGTTACCGTGCCTTCTGGTGCTAGATTAGTTATACTTTAAGGAATACAAATGGCTTTAGAATTAAACGGAACAACAGGGGTTAGCCTTGTTCAAGATGGGGTTGTAGTTGCTGCGGATTTAAACTCTGCATTAAGCGACACAATAGGTAAGTTAAAGGCTTGGGTGAATTTCAACGGGACAGGAACTGTGGCTATCCGGGCTAGTTATGGCGTAAGTTCAATAACGGATAATGGAACGGGAGATTATGTAATTAATTTTACCAATGCTATGCCAGACGGTAATTACTTTGTAGGCGGTTCGGCAGGTGGTAATCAAGACACCACCCGTGGCTTTGTAGGTATGATGTCAGTATATACCGCAACTGCACCAACAGCAGCAGCTTGCCGTGTTGCTTTTGGTCTTGGTTCAAGTACGGTAGGTAATGGTCAATTATACAATTCCGTCTACAGCTATGTCGCCATCTTCCGCTAACCAACTAATCAAACAAAAGGACTTATATGATCAATCAACGTGTAATTTATTCTACAGCCGATAACGGCGTAGCAATCATCGTACCAGCCCCCGGCGCAACGCTGGAGCAGGTTTTAAAAGCAGTACCAGTGGGTGTTGCATATGAAGTGGTTAGTGTGGACGATGTTCCCTCTGACCGTACTTTCCGTAACGCATGGGAATTTTCGGCTTAATGCCTCAAGGAGTAAATATGATTAAAGTAAACATTGCTAAGGCACAAGACATTGCACATGATGTTCGCCGCGCTGCCCGTTCAGCCGAATTCGCTCCATTAGATGTTAAAGCCACTATTCCTCACGAGGCTGCTGCTGCTGAAGAGGCTCGTGCCGCTATCCGTACTAAGTATGACAACATGCAAGTAGCTATTAACGCTGCTACTACTGTTGATGCTCTTAAAGCAGCGATGCCACAGGAGGTCTAATGAGTAAGGTAGCAATCACAGGTAACGCCTCTGGTGCTGGCGTATTCACAATAGCTTCACCTAACTCTGCAACAGATCGTACATTGACTTTGCCTGACGAGACTGGGACTGTAGTAACCACGGCAAGTCTATACCCTTTAACTTCTGGAACTGCGGTTGCTTCTACATCTGGAACAGCAATTGACTTTACTGGGATACCTAGTTGGGTTAAACGGGTTACGGTGCTGTTTAATGCAGTCAGTACCAATGGTGCGAGTGATTATTTAGTACAACTAGGAGTTGGTAGTCCAACAACAACTGGATATTTAGGCTCTTCATCAGTTATTACGACAGGTGTTGGTACTAGAAACTTTACTACCGGTTTTGGCATATATAACAATATTGCCGCTGGAACAGTTTTTAATGGTTCAATGACGATTACAACAATGGGAGCAAATCTATGGGTTTCTTCTGGCGTATTTGGAATGAATGGTTCAGTCGGAACTATGCCTACAGGCGGGTCAGTAACACTTTCCGGAACTCCTGATCGTATCCGCATCACTACAGTGAACGGCACAGATACTTTTGATGCTGGCTCTATTAACATTATGTACGAATAAGGACACCCAATGCAAAGAATTGAAATTAATGTAATAACGGGTGAGAAGAAGGTTGTTGATTTGTCAGCCGCCGAAATTGCCGCCTTACCAACACCAGTGTTACCAACCTACCAAGAGTTACGAGCCGCTGCTTACCCATCAATAGTTGACCAGCTAGATTTAATCTACCACGGCGGCATTGATGCTTGGAAAGTGGTAATCACAGCCGTTAAAGAGGAGTTTCCCAAATGAGTGAATTAAAAGTAACAACGCTGAAACATGCGGATAGTGCTGTTGATAGTATTGTAATGGCCTCAAGTGGTGCTGTAGCCTTTGGTGGTGCTATTACCGACTCTGCTGGTGTTGCAGTTAAAGGCGGTGTTCCTGCACAAGCATGGGTTAACTTTAATGGACAGGGAACTGTGGCTATTCGGGCTTCTTTTAACGTAAGTTCAATAACGGATAATGCGGTAGGAGATTATTCAGTTAATTTTACTACGGCTATGGTGGATGCTAATTATGCACTTGGTGGTAGTACACAACTTGATTTAAATTCAGCCAACAACGTGGGGAACAGTGCTCTTTCAATAAGCCGTTTTGCAGCTTTAACTGCTGGGTCTTGTAGAGTTGTCTGCGTTGGTGGGGATGGTAATGTGCGCGACCATCTGGTAGTTGCAGTATCCATCTTCTCATAAGGATTCCCATGATTTATCTATATGCTGGGTTGATTGGCTTTGGTAGCACTTATGCCTTGTGGATTTTCTACCTAGCAGTGATGAGTCTAAAGATAGCTAGGGAAGCCGACCTATTAACCACAACAGCAAAAGTCTTGGGCTACCCTGTATTGTTTGTAGGTTATGTCCTAGACTTCTTTGTTAATGCTACGGTTATGACATTAGTGCTGTTTGAGTTACCACAAGAGATGACAGTGACTGCCAGACTAAAGCGACATAACATAACATCCAGAGGTTGGCGCAAAGCTGTAGCAGTTTGGGCAGAGCCTCTTCTTGACCCTTTTGACCCCAGTGGAAACCATATATAATGAACTCTATAGACCCGATTGAATATGGTAAGTTAATTGCCCAAGTAGATAACCTAACTGCTAAAGTTGAGAGTATGGAGTCTGACATTAAGACATTGTTGGCACTAGCTAATCAGTCTAAAGGTGGCTTCTGGATTGGAATGACTATAGCTGCTGTCTTGGGTGGTGCGTTAACATTAGTTATGAATTGGTTTACAAAATGATTGCTGAACTCGCTATAGCCAACGCTGCATTTGGAGTGATTAAAGAAACAATAGCCAACGGCGGCGATATAATGGCGGCGGGTTCACACATCTTTAAGTTTTTTGACTCTAAGGCAGAACTATCAAAGAAGGCTAATCAATCAGGGTCAGACTCTGAGGCTTTCTTTGCTCTTGAACAGATCAAGCAACATGAGATTGCTATTCAAGAAATGTTTATATATCAGGGCCGTCCCGGTTTGTGGGATGATTGGTTAATGTTTCAAGTGGAAGCTCGTAGGAAAAGAGATGAGGTTACCGCTGCTGAGAAAAGAAAACAATTAAAGAACAGGGAAAGGATAGCTAATGTCGTTAACACCGTGTTGGTTATTATACTTGTGTCCACCGGCTTATTTGCTATTGGTGGGCTTTTATGGGCTATTTACACTAAAGGACAATTCTAATGCTAAGAGAACTACCAGTGCGCAACATGCGTAAGATGAAGAACAGTAAGACAAGAAACAAGAAACCACCAAAGAAATAACCAAGGAGATATTATGCCATCTAAAGGACTATACGCCAACATTAATGCAAAGAAGAAACGCATTGAGGGCGGCAGCAAAGAGAAGATGCGAAAAGTAGGGAGTAAGGGTGCTCCAACTGCTGACGCTTTTAAACAATCAGCTAAGACAGCCAAGCCTAAGAAATAACTGGATAAGATATGAACTTTGACACCTACATTCAAGAGTTGTTAGGTAACCCAAATCCCAAAGGTAATATGCTTACAGGGGTTTCAACTCCTACTGATAATTTCTATACTCAAGCTCTAACTAGCGATTACTATAATAACCGCTTTAAGCGTCCAGATTCTATAAATGCTGGCATTGCTAAAAGGGTGGAAGAAGATGAAACATTATACAAATTGTTAGGTCTTCCAACTACGACAGGTATGCTTGGTGGCGGTTCAGATGGCGGCGGTGATAGCCCTATAGGAACTACTCCTACAGACCCCAATGCTTTTGTTGATATAGACCAAATAAACAATGTTCTTAGTGTTTTTGACGCACTTACAGGCGCTGTACCTACTCCAATATCGCTGGCTTTATCTGCTTATGCTGCTTTCCAAGACCCTAGTAGTGTAATCAATAACCCACATAGTTTGTTTGAACAACTTACTAATCCAGCGCTAAACGCACACAGTGATAGCAGCGGTACACCTCAAATGGGAGAAACAACATCAACGCCAATGGGTGCAGTTACGTCTCCAGTGAATATGAGCTTTAGCCCTAGCACACCAATAGGGCCAATGGGTGGGTTTGACGGAGGTGGTATTGGTGGCGGTATAGGTGGTGGTGGTGGTGTAGATGGTGGTGGTATGGACGGTGGAGCGACAATGTAATGAAACATTCAGTAGCCTTTAACCACGAATAACGCTTGACATTTCAGACCAACTGTGGTATAATAGCAACAAAGGAAATAAACAATGACCTATTTAGATATTGTAAATAAGGTGCTACGCCGGTTACGGGAAAGTGAAACTACTTCAGTTCAAGGGACTGGTAACATCAATGCCTACACCCGTCTCATAGGTGACTATGTTAATGAGGCTAAAGCACAGATAGAGACTGCATACGATTGGAGCGCCCTACGTGATACCTTAACACTAACTACTGCGGCCAATACGTTTAACTATGTGTTGGTAGGAGCAGAGAATAGTTTTAAGACGCTAGATGTTTTTAATGACACCTCTAAGTTTGAGATGCGTTACCAGACTTCCAATTGGTTTAACCGCCACTTTCTACCAGATGACCCAGCTAAAGGCACACCCTACTATTACAACTACAACGGTGTAGATGCTAATGGCGACTCACAGGTTGACCTTTACCCTATTCCAGATGGTGTGTATACTGTCCGTTTTAATGTAACTAAGCGTAACCCTGATCTTTTAGCGGATACCGACAAAGTAGTTATCCCTGTACGCCCTATCATATTGTTAGCAGTCGCAATGGCAATTGAAGAGCGTGGTGAAGACGGCGGGCAACAAAGTATTAATGCATATCAGATGGCTCAAAGCGCTATGTCTGACGAGATTGCTATGGACGCTGCCCGACATCCTGAAGATTCTATCTGGTATCCTGTATGAAACAACTAACACCTTTCTCCGTTGTAGCTCCCGGCTTTTTCGGGTTAAATACACAAGAGAGTAGTGTTACCGTTTCTGCCAACTATGCCCTCGTAGCTGATAACTGCACCATCGACAAATACGGTAGATTGGGTGCTCGTAAAGGCTGGACAATGCAAACCGTAACAGGTTCATCTGTTTTAGGCGGTCAGTATGTCGAGGGTATCTTTGAGCACATAAACGCTGACAACACTGCTGACATCCTAGTATCCGGCAACAACAAGATATTGTTACAAGAGCCGGACAAAACACTAACAGACATAACTCCGGGTAGTTACGTTATATCTGCTAACAACTGGAAGAGCGCTACTATCTTTGACCACACGTTGTTGGTTCAGAAGAGTCAAGCACCCTTAATCTTTACTAGAGAGAGTGGTTCACCTGTATTGCACCTTGAGAGCGCTCATACGGCTCATGGTGGCCCTTACACTCCTAGCTTTGGTACTAGCTACCCTAGAGATGCAATAGCCGCCTTTGGTCGCTTCTGGGTGCATGACGGCAGCACGGTTTATTGGTCAACAGATATAGCTGACAGTACCTTTCCTGCCTTTGCTGGTGGGTCTAGCGGTATCCTCAACATTGCATCTGTACTGCCTAAGAACGTAGATGTTATCACGGCTTTGGCTGTTCATAACAACTTTTTAATTATATTCTGCGAACGTAACATTGTTATCTACAGTGGCGCTGACAACCCCGGTGGTAACTTTGTTCTGGCAGACGTTATAGCTGGTGTAGGTTGTACTGCCCGTGATAGTGTACAAGGTACTGGCGGTGACCTAATATTCTTGTCTGGCACTGGTATCCGCAGTCTAGGTCGTTTGATTCAAGAAAAGTCTTTACCAATGCGTGACTTAACACGTAACGTAAGGGATGACTTCTTAGAAATAATGTCAACTGAGATTGCTATTGCCGGTGGTTTAGAAAAGGTACGCAGTGTCTACTCTGAAGACAATGCCTTTTACCTCATCTCATTCCCGTCAGCGCAAACCATCTACTGTTTAGATATGCGGTCACCACTAGAGGATGGTTCATCAAGAGTTACAAACTGGATTGGTAGTAAGATTGCAGCCTTCTTACGCACTAGAGATCGGGATGTGTTCTTAGGTAAGGACAACGGTATTGGTGTGTACGATGGTTACTCTGATAATGGTGATAGCTACCGTATGAAATTCTTCTCCAACTTTATTGATATGGGAGATGTAACAGTTAAGAAGATACTAAAACGTATTAATATAATTGCTATCGGTGGTAACGGTCAATCTTTTGTTATCAAATCAGGTTACGATTACTTTGGTAGTTCATTCTCTTATCCCTTTACTATAAACGCAGGTGAGATATTTGAATACGGTGTCGCTGAATATGGCATTGCTGAGTATGTTGCCGGAGTGTTAATTGACAAGATAAGCGCACCAGCACAAGGCAGCGGAGAAGTAATCCAGATAGGCTTTGAGGCTGATGTAGATGGCAAAGAGCTAAGTGTGCAAAGAATAGATATATTTGTTAAAACAGGAAGGATTAACTAAATGAGTAACTATACAAAACTCACTGACTACGCTTCTAAGGATTCACTCCCTACAGGTAATGCAGGAAAGATTGTTAAAGGTGCAGAGATTGATGCTGAGTTTACATCACTGCAAACCGTGTCGGCTACCAAAGCTAATTTAGCTTCACCTACCTTTACTGGTACGGCTACTATACCTACTATTGATGGCGCGTCTATCAATGGTGGTACTTACTAAGGAAATATTATGGCGTGGTACGATACTTTATTAGATTACGGCTCAAAAGCAGTAAATGCAGTAGTTAACAATCCGGGGGAATCTCTAGGTTTCGCGGGTAATGTAATTGGTGGGCTTCAATCAAGGGCGGCTGGTAAAGATGCAGCGGCAGCGGCTTCAGAGGCAGGACGACAAGCGGCAGCAGCGGCAGAGTTTAGACCTTATTCTATAACATCAGGGTTTGGCACTGGCTTCTTTGACACAAACACAAACCAAGCAGGTTATGAGATTGACCCTGTTCTTCAGGCTTTCCGTGACCAAGCGTATGGAGGTGCAGCAGACTTCTTGGGGCAGGTAACTACCGACCCTAATGCAGCCGCTCAGAACTACTATAACCAACAACAAGGCTTAATGGCTGGTGGACGTGAAGCAGAAGATATTGCCTTACGTAACCAACAGATGCAACAAGGCCGTATTGGTCTAGGGTTATCATCACAGGCAATGGGTGCAGGTGGCCCAGCAGGTATGGGTGGTGGCTATTTAAACCCCGGTCAATATTCGCAGCAAGTAGCCCGTAACATGGCCGATCAAAACCTAGCCGCTCAGTCAATGCAACTGGGACAAGCTGACATCGACCGCAACATCAGCCGTGGTCAAGGAATGTTACAGAACGCTTTAGGCATAGAGCAATTGGCAATGATGCCCTTAACTATGGGTGCTGACATTGGTAGTCGTCAAGCTGTCTCTGGGGCTGCTCAAGGCAACGCATTGTTATCCGGTGGTAATGCTGCTGCACAAGCTAACTTAGCTGCTGGCTTGGGTACTGCCGGTATGTTTGCTAATGCGGGTGCGGCATTTAAGCCTTACCAACCACCTACACAAGCTACACAAGCTAACAGCCCTTATGGGTTGGGGATGCAGAAACGATGAAACATAATATAGAAGGAGTAAACTAATGGCTGGCTTATTTGATTATCAATCTCCAGAGAATATGAGGGCTGCACGTTTACAGCCACTATTGGTGTCTTCAGCGCAAATGGCAAACCAACCGTTGTTAAGTCAACTGGTGTCGCAGATGAGCAACGCTGGTGCTAACTTAGGTGCTGCCGGTGCTGGCATGTTAGGGTTGCAATTGCCGGAAGAAGCGGAGCAACAACGTGTTAAAGACATTATGCAAGGTGTCGGTCAAGATGATGCAGTAGGTATTAGGGCTGCTGCTGAAAAGTTTGCAGGTATAGGTGACCAACAACGTGCTCAGGCTTTGACGGAACAAGCTAACAAAATAGATGATCGGGCAATGGCGCGTCAGAAGTTTGAATTGGACATGCAGCCTAAAGCACCTGAAGCAACTAAACTAGCTAAGTTACTAAACGAGCAAGCTAAATATGAAGCAGGTTCACCCGGATTCTTAGCTTACCAAGGCGCTATTGATAAAGAAACGGTAGCAACTGAAGGTAGTAAAAGTTCTTTAGAAAAGTTGATGGATGTGGCAGGAGTTACTGACCCTAAACAACGTCAAGCAATGGGTAAAAAAGCACTGAACTTACAGCTAGATGCCAACAAAGGCGACCCCACAGCAGCGGCTGCTTTATCTTTAATGACAAAGCAGCTTGAGCTTCAAATTTTACAACAACGGGTAGATAAGGGTAATAGCTCTGTTGCTGCCTCTGAAGCTGCTGGTGTTAAAAAGAATAAGGCTGATGCGTATAAAGCGTCTAGTATATTAGAAACTATTACCACTTCTATTTCTCAAGTTGGTGGCAATACCGCTGGCTTAGGTGGTTCTATCATGGGTGTCTTTGCTGGCTCAGAAGCAGTTGATTTGGAAGCTAACTTAGATACAATTGCAGCTAACCTTGGTTTCGATCAATTACAAGCCATGCGTGACGCTTCTCCAACAGGTGGCGCATTAGGTCAAGTATCTGAACGAGAACTGATAGCATTACAAAGCACGGTAGCATCATTAAAACAGAAGCAATCTCCTGAGCAATTAAAGAAGAATTTAGAAAAGATTAAAGGGCATTATAAGAATTGGTTATCTACATTAGATGGCATTAATCCCGATGATAAGAAAATACCCGGTCAAGGCGGCGGTCAAGGTACTCCAATTTATGCGTCTAACGGGTCACAAAGAATTGTATCTACTGATGGTGGACAAACTTGGAAAGAAGCGGGGCAATAACTATGAAACTACCAGAAGGCTTTACGTTAGAAGGAAATACAGAACAATCAATAACACTACCAAAAGGATTTACATTAGAAACCCAGCAACCAGTTAACCAAGAAGACCCTTCTTTCCTAACTCAATTAGGTAGAGGCGCTGCTTCACTTGCTGATACTACGGTGGGTGCTGTGTTACCTACTGTGGCTGGTATGGCTACTTATCCTGTTGCTCGTGCCTTTATGTCTCCAGAAGAAGCGTCAGCCACTACAGAGCGTATAGTTGGCGCTGTTGACAAACCTTTTGGTAAGGCTTTTGGTGTTGCTAATACTCCTGAATATACAGGTGAAGCGTCACAACAGATGATTGCTTATATAGGTGAGAATGTTAACAAAGGTGCTCAGTGGATTTCACAGCAAACGGGTCTTCCTGTTAGTGACGTTGAGAACATGATTGGTACTCTTTCATTAGGTGTTCCTGCCGCTGTTAGACCTCTTGCTAGTAAAGCCTCTGAGTTAGCTAGTGTTGCTGCTTCTAATGTTAAAGCAGGTACACGCTTGGCTTTTGATAAACCATTAACAGCCCGTGAGCAACGCCTATCTTCTGAAGATTACCAGCGAGGCCCACAGATTGAAGCCGCTCAAGATGCACAACGTTTAGGTCTAGCTATCCCACCAGAGTTAGCTCAACCGGGAGTGAATACCCGTCTGTTATCTTCCGTTGCTGGTGAAGAAGGCCCAGCCCGTCTCTCTAAGGTTAACCAACAGAATGTGCGGCGTGTTGCTCTTAACGAACTTGGACTTAAACCAGACACACAGTTGAATAGTGTTGAGCCTTTTAAAGCAGCACGTAATCAAGTGGCAGCCCCTTACAATAAGGTTAGACAGCTACCTACTATGATAGCTGATGATGTAACACTTAGCGCACTTGACGCTTTAATGCCAGATAGCACTTTGATAGGCGCTAATACTTCTACAAAAGCTATTACAGGTATTATTACAGATGCTAAAAAGAAGGTGTCACAAGGTATTAATGGTAATGATTTGCTCCGTAACGTAGAACAACTACGCACACGTTCACGCAAGGTTTACAATAACAAAAGTGCAGACGTAGCCGCTTTAGATAGGGCTGATGTCGAGATGGGTGTTGCAAATGTGTTGGAGTCCATGATTGAATCTAATATCTTTAACCCTAAGTTACTTGATGAGTTTAGAGGCGCACGTAAGCAAATGGCTAAGTCTTATGCGTACCAAGATGCAACAGACTTAAACACAGGCTTTGTTAACGCTACTAAATTATCTGAGAGAACATCAAAGGATAATGCTTTAACTGGTGACATTGCTGCCATTGGTAGAGTTGCTGGTAATTTCCCTGATGCTTTTGGTGGTGCTTCTAAAGAGTTATTGTTTAATAAGTTTCGCCGTGCAGGTTTAGCAGGTACGGCTGGTGGCCTTGCAGGTTATGCAATAGGTGACGGTATTGGTGGTGCAATTGGTGCTGCTACTGGTGCTGCTGGCGCTACGCTTGGTAGGAATGCTGCTTCTAGGTATATGGCTTCTCCTGAGTATCAAAAAGGTTTAAGTGTCTCAGACTACCGTATCCCAGCGGCTGCACAGGCTGTGACAGCGCAAGCGCCTATACCTAACAGTAACGCTCTCGTGCCGTATCAAGCACCCGTAGAGGTGTTTAACAAGGGTGAAGGGCCATATGCTCCTAACTTTGTAATGCAGTCTGGACGACCTGACCCTGTAGTCACAGTTAATCGCTTTGACACCGCTAATGCTTTACCTGCTCCAAGTGCTCAAGGTACGTTAAATACCCTACGTGCTGAAGATGCTCGTAGGGCTAACGTCTCTAGGTCTATTGGACAAGATAGAGAAGCCGCACAAGCTGCTAGTGAGTCTGCTAATCGCCGACCAACTTCAGGTGAGGTTATTCTTGATTTTGACCCCATTACCGGGAAGTTCAGTGACGCAAGCGTTAACCCAAGAGATACTCCTAAACCCTTCAGTAATGCTGGTTCTTCTTTAGAGAGTGCTGTTGTTAAAATATCTAACGGGACTAGGTTTGATATGACAGCCGTTGAGAAAATTGCGTGGGAAAGAACTAAGGTTGACGTAGCCATGATTCAGCCGGGATTTAAAACCCTAACTGATAAAGCTATTGCTGATAAGATGTTAGACCGTGAATGGATAACAGAAACAGTTAAGAAATCTCGCGATAGGGCTGACGCTTTTGCCAAGATTGCTGAACGTAACAAAAAGAGGGAGACTATTCAAACGGCTTTAGTAGAACGAGAAAAGTATCTAAGTTTAGCTGAACAACTAGAAGACTCGCTTAGTGCTTCCCGTCCTAGTAACTCACGAAAACAACAAGGGCCAAAAACTAAGGCAGCGATTCGTGAAAGTAATATGACACAAGACCCGGGTATGTTTACTGTTGACGTAGATGTTAGCAGTGAGCAGCTACGACAAAATGCTCAAAGACTTCGCTAACTAAAAAGCCCCTATGTATCACTACATAGGGGCTTTTCTTTTGCCTGTTAGTTGTCGAACATATCTAGGTCAAGCTCATGGAACGTACCCCACAAGATTTTAAAGAAGGGGATACTTACTGTCAACCCCTCAAAGGCAGCGATATATGACCCACCGTTACCTTCATCATCTTCAACCTCTATGATGTAACAAGTGCTTTCACTGGATTCTATATCAAAGCCAATACCTAACCTCATTGTTATATTAAACATTACCATCCTCCCACTTAGTCTTAGCGATGATGTAGTTCTTAACCAAACTACTCCTCACAATGTCGTCAATGCCAAACTCAATCTCTGTGAACTCACCCATGTTACGCAATATCTGTAAGAAGTCAAGAAGGCCACTACGGTCATCACGCTTTCTCAGGTCAACCTGCCTGTAGTCACCGCACAAGAAGAACTTACTTGCATGGCCGATACGGGTGATGATGGTGTCCAACTCGTGCATAGTACAGTTTTGGCTCTCATCCAAGATAACGATGGCATTGTTAAACGTAGTGCCACGGATAAACGATGTAGACAAGAACTCAACATAACCTTGTTCTACCAATCTATCCCAAGCATCCTTTCGTTTAAACATCTCCGCTGCTATCTGCTTATACGGCTCAGTAAACATACTCATCTTTTCATCAGCATCACCCGGCAAGTGTCCCATCTCACGACCCTGCACACTTGACCGGATAATAACTAACTTGGCATAAGGTTTGGTTCTATCCATGACCTCCTCTAATGCCTTGTAGAATGCTATGTATGTTTTACCAGTACCAGCCACACCAGACAAAGCACCAAAATAGTGGCCTTGTTGGTATGCGTCAAAGAACTCCCTTTGTTTGTCCGTCTTAGGTTGGACTGTCATCATATCCTCTAGCCGCATCTTTAACCCATGTTGCGGTTTAGCTGGTTCGGTTTCGACTGTCTGCTTTCTACGTGTTGCCATACTTACTCCTTAACGAATTGGACATGCGCCGGTAGCACAATCATCATCTAGTGTATCTGATACAGTTGTCTCATCTAACTCAAAGTCAACAATGTTGGCTACATACTTCTCAAATGCCTCTTTGGTTACAACCTCTTGCGGCAAGTACGGGTAACCTAAATCGGCAGCAGTCTTTGTTGGGTCATTGCGGAATAAGAAAGACACACCAACATAGTTATCCCAATTCTCCAGTAACCAATCAACAATAACAGGTACTTCATTTACATCATAACTAATGGTTGCTGACACGTTTTGTTGACACCAGTTCGTCATCAACATCTTGTATCGCTCTAGTTGCTCAAATGCACTCTCAAGGTTAACCTCCATACCGTTATGTACATCAAACTCGACTGTATCCCACTTAACTGGCAACGCAACTAACACACTTTCTTTATCAAATGGGTGGTCAAACACTTTGTAGCCAGCACCACGCAATTTGGGAACAACTAAATCAAACTTACTGAAGACCACATTGTTAATGATGTACTTACCTAATGGCTTGTGCACACCCTCAGTGGTATCCATAATCTTACTTAGCGTACCGCTTGGCTTAACAGTGGTTATGTTCTTAGGCCTAGGTGTACCAAGTTCATCTGCCATTGAATAAGCTGCTGATGTCGCTGTCCTCTGTAACTCTGCGTAGTCATAAGCCTGTAGGTCTGGCCGTGTAGCAATACCAGTTAAGCCTACACCACACAGACGCAAGAAGTCGTTATTCATGTGCCACGCCTCTTGCAAGATACCATCACGTAGGTTAACACAAGTCTGCCTATAGTTAGCACGAGCAGCAATTTCAACTGCACGGCGTAGAC